TACTTCCCGGAGATGACCGGCGAGAACGAGAAGAAAGCGTTCCAGATGCTGGGCCGTCTCTACGGCTTGAAGCGGTCGCACCGCAAGGAGAGGCGCCATGCCCATTGAGTTTCGGGATTTCACGACGGGGACGGGAGATGACAAGCCGAACCTGGGGCGTCCGGAGAAGCTGGACCGCCGCTGGTGGCTGATGAAGGGCGCGGATCTGGCGAACAGCGTGGCGATGACGCTGAACGCGATCCGTGACGCGCAGTCGTTCCGGGCGACGCAGTGGATCGTCTCGTCGCGTCTCTACGGCAACCTGTCGCCTACGACGTTGGCGGGCGTGTCGTTCAGCAAGCTGGCGGCGCAGCAGCCGGCGTTGCGCGACCGTATCAGCTACAACGTGGTGCAGAGCGTGGTGGACACGGCGGTGGCGCGGGTGGGGCGCAACCGGCCGAAGCCGATGTTCTTGACCAACGGCGGCGACTACAAGAAGCAGCGCGAGGCGAAGCTGCTGAACACGTTTCTCGACGGCGTGTTCTACGAGAACAACACCCACGACCTCGGCGTGACGGCGTTCCGCGACGCGGCGGTTTGGGGAGACGGCTTCATCCATGTGTTCCCGCAGCATGGCCGCGTGCGGCATGAGCGGGTCATGGCGAGCGAGATCTTCGTGGATGACGTGGAGGCGCTGTACGGCCAGCCGCGGCAGTTGCACCGTGTGAAGCAAGTGGATCGCCAGGTGCTGCTGGACATGTTCCCGGACGAGGCGGGTCTGATCATGGGCGCGAAGCCCAGTCGGACGGAGGAGAACGGACGCAGCATCATCGCGGACATGATCACGGTGCGGGAGTCGTGGCATCTGCCGAGCGGTCCCGGGGCGAAGGACGGCAAGCACGTCATCACGATCGACGGCGCGGTGCTGGGCGAGATCCACGATTGGCCGTTCGAGTGGTTCCCGTTCGCGCGGGTGCAGTGGTCGCCGCGACTCTACGGGTACTGGGGACAGGGTCTTGCGGAGCAGCTCCAGAACATCCAGTTGGAGATCAACAAGCTGCTGTGGATCATCCAGCGGTCGTTCCACCTCGCGGGTTCGTTCAAGGTGTTCATCGAGAACGGGAGCAAGATCGTCAAGGAGCACTTGAACAACGACATCGGCACGATCATCAACTACACGGGCACGCCGCCGATGTACGTGACGCCGCAGATCGTGTCGCCGGAGATCTTCAGCCACCTCAACACGCTGATCAACAAGGCGTACGAGCAGTCGGGCATCTCGCAGTTGTCGGCGGCGAGCTTGAAGCCGGAGGGGCTGAACAGCGGTCGCGCGATCCGCGAGTACAACGACCTCCAGACGGATCGTTTCGCGGTGATCGCCAAGGGATACGAGAACCTGTTCATGGACATCGCGAAGCTGTCCATCGAGACGGTGAAGATCCTCGCGGCGGAGAACCCGAAGTACGAGGTGCGCGTCCCGGGTCGCAAGACGGTGAGCTTGGTGCGGTGGAACGAGATCCACCTGTCGGAAGATGACTACGTGATGCAGGTCTACCCGGTGTCTTCGCTGCCGAGCGATCCGGCGGGGCGGCTGGCGACGATCCAGGAGTACGCGCAGGCTGGCTTTCTGTCGCCGCGGCAGGCGCGTCGGCTGCTGGACTTCCCGGACCTTGAACAGGTCGAGTCGCTGGCGAACGCGGAGGAGGACTACCTCACCGCGGTCTTCGACAAGATCGTGGACGAGGGCGACTACACCTCGCCCGATCCGCTGGATGACCTGAGCATGGCGAAGCAGTTGTGCCTGGAGTACTACGCGAAGGGGAAGCAGCACAACCTCCGCGAGGACCGGCTGGAACTGCTGCGGCGATATCTGGCGCAGATCAACGAGATCGAGCAGGCAATGGCTCCGGCCCCTGCGCTTCCGATGCCGGGAGCGACCGGGGAGCCGTTGGCGCCTCCGATGCCGATGCCTGCCAGCGAACTGGTACCGAATGTCCCGGTACAGTAACCAAGGAGCGATGACGGATGCCTGAAGCGACGATGACGAACATGGTGACGGGAACGGTGGGGACGGAGGCCAGCGCGGCTCCGGAGGCCCCGGTGGCGGCGCCGGAGGTTGCGCCTGCTGCGGTGGAGCCGCCGAAGCAGGAGCGGCCGGGAGTGGACCGCTTCGCGGCGCTGGCGCGCAAGGAGGCGGAGCTCGTCCGGAAGCAGCAGGCGTTCCGGCAGCAGCAGGCCGAGATCGCGCGGCAGGCCGACGAGGTGCGCGCGTTTCAGTCGTTCCGCCAGCAGGCGAAGACGAACCCGCTGGAGGCGCTGAAGGCGCTGGGCCTGAGCTACGACGATGTGACGAACTTCGTGCTGAACGACAACAAGCCGACGCCGGAACTGGAGATCGGATCGCTGCGGCAGGAGATCGAGTCGCTGAAGCGCACGACCGCGGAGGAGCGGCAGCGCATGGTCGAGGAGCAGCGCCGCGCCGCGATGACGGAGCAGCAGCAGATCGTGGAGGCGTTCCGCGAGGAGGTTGGAGAGTACGTCCAGCAGCACGCGGAAACGTATGAGTTGACTTCGCTTTACGGCGGGTCTAGCCTTGTGGCCGATGTCATCGAAGAGCACTTCCGCCAGACCAACAAGCTTCTGAGCATTCCGGAAGCGGCGAAGCTGGTGGAGGAGCACTACGAGGACCTGGCCCGAAAGGCCCAAGCGACGAAGAAGTTCGCAGCGACGCAGCAGAAAGTGGCTCAAGCGCAGGAAGTGGCGCAGCCGGCGGTTCCGCGCACGGGACCGACGCTGACGAACAACCTGAGCGCGACGGCCGCGACGAGCACGAAGCAACCGCGAACTGAGGCGGATCGTGTCGCAGCGGCTCTTGCCCGTCTTGAGGGTAGGTAACCACTAGGCTTGCGCGGCGAGCGCATCGTAACGCTCCACAACGTCACCTCAACCCGCTGCGAAGGACGCATGGCGCGATCCTCGCGGCTTGGCGTGCAGACGCACGCATAGGATAGTCACATGGCTTGGCCCGGACCCGGTACTTATGGCACCCCCACTGGCACGCTCCCCGGCCCGACTCCGGTTCTGAACCAGAGCGGCGGCCCGTCGTTCTCGTTCGACCTTGGCGCTGCGAACGCGGCACTCAAGGAGCTTTACGATGACCAGAAGATCGCGAACCTGGTCTACAAGAACAACCCGTTCCTTGCGATGGTCCCGAAGATGGAGGAGTTCGGCGGCAAGTACATGCCGATCCCGCTCATCGTGAACACCTCGCAGGGCCGCAGCAACACCTTCTCGTCGGCGCAGAGCAACCAGACGGCCGCGACGATTCAGTCGTTCGCGCTGACCCGCTCGTCGAACTACTCGATCGCTCAGGTCGATAACCAGACGATGCTGGCGTCGAAGACCGACAAGATGGCGTTCATCAACGGCGCCACCACGGTGATCGACGGCGCGATCCGCGCGCTGACCAACTCGCTCGCGACGCAGCTCTTCCGCAGCGGCTCGGGCGCGATCGGCACGATCGGCTCGTGGAACTCCGTGACGGGCGTCGTGACGCTGTCGAACGCGTCGGATGTCGTGAACTTTGAAGTCAACATGACGATCCAGCCGCGTAACCCCACCACTGGTGCGGTGACCAGCGCGGGCGGCGTCCCCGGCTACATCGTTGCCGTGAACCGCACCGCCGGCACGATCACGGTGTCGGGCAGCATGGGCGGCACCGCTGGTTTCGCTTGGGGTCCGTCCGCTGGTGACACCCTGAACGTTGTTGGCGACTACAACCTCGCGCTGTCCGGCCTCGCCGGCTGGCTGCCCTCGACCGCCCCGGCGTCCACCGACTCTTGGTTCGGCGTGAACCGCTCGACCGATGAGACCCGCCTTTCCGGCGTGCGCTTCAACGGCTCGTCGGAGTCGATCGAGGAGGCGCTGATCGACGGTTCGCTCCTCGTCGCTCGCGAAGGTGGCAACCCCGACGTGGCGATCATGAACTTCCAGAGCTACGCGGCGCTGGAGAAGTCGCTGGGCGCGAAGGCTCAGTACATCTCCATGAAGGGGCCTGCGGAGATCATGTTCCCCGGCATCCTGATCAACGGCGCCGGCGGGCAGATCAAGGTGTTCCCGGATCGCTCCTGCACGGCCAAGACCGCGTACCTCCTCCAGATGGACACCTGGAAGCTGTACTCGCTCGGTCCGGCCCCGCACATCGCCAAGTACGCGGACGGGCTTGAGATGCTCCGCGTGTACAACAGCGACGCCGCTGAGCTCCGCGTGGTTTCGTACGCGAACCTCGGCTGCAACGCGCCCGGCTTCAACGCCGTCATCCAGCTCGGTGCGTAACCACTAGCAGGCTTGGGGCGGCTCCAGCATGGCTGGGGTCGCCCCTTGTCCTAAGGAGACAAACATGGCCAATAGGTTTTTCAACCAGTTCGGGGGCACGCTTGAGCGCAAGGTGATCAAGCTGTTCGCCAAGATCCTCTACGCGGGCGGCGCTCCGCAGCTTGTGACCACCGCTGTTCTGAACAGCGGTACGTCGCCGGTCACCATCAACGAGTCGCAGGGCATTGAGTCGTTGACCAACAACGGCGGTGGCGCGTTCACGCTTGTTCTGGGCAACAACAACGGCGGCGTTCCGCAGTACGACACCTACGTTCGCCTGCTGAACGTGTCGGGCGTTGGGCAGCTTGCCGCCGGTGGTCCTCCGACTTCTGCCGTGGTCAGCACGGTGGTGCTTGCTGAAGATGTTGCTGGCTCCTCTGGCAACCCTTCGGTGCAGTTGAGCACTGTCTGCCTCAATACGGGTACCGGTGTTGTGTCCCCTTCTCTGCCGGACAACGGCACGACGCTGTACGTCGAGATCACGCTGTCGAACACCACGGCGTACTAAGCGGAGGCTGCCATGATCCACGACGAGAAGGCTGCGGTCGCGATCATCCTCGGGAAGATCAAGCCCAAGGGCGCGGCGCACCACGTTGCCGAGGAGCACATGGAGTCGCATCCCGACGAGTCGCTTCATGCGATCGCCGAGGAGGTGCTCCAGGCTATCCACGGTCGTGACGCCGCTGCTCTCGCGGATGCGCTCAAGGCGTTCTTCCACGTTGCGGACGCTATGCCGCACGAGGAAGGCGAGCACATCCCCGAGGAGCAAGAGTACGAGTAGTAAGGTAGACTAGGCGAGGGGGCGCTCCGGTTCGTCCGGGGCGTCCCTTCCCTACAAGGAGGCACGCATGGCGACCTACCCGAAGATGTCTCTGCCTCAACTTCGGACGGCCGCTCGGCAGCGTGCCGACATGGTGTACAGCCAGTTCGTGTCGGAAGCCGAACTGAACTCGTACATCAACGCTTCGTACTACGAACTGTACGACCTGTTGGTGCAGAAGTACGGCAACGACTACTACATGACGCAGTACTCGTTCCAGTTGCAGAACGGGATCGTGCAGTACGAACTGCCGGCCGACTTTTTCAAGCTGCTGGGCGTGGACCTGGAGATCAGCTCGGGGCCCGACGGCTACGTGTCGCTGCGTCCCTTCACGCTCGCGGAGCGCAACCGCTACAGCACTGCAAACGTCCAGACGTGGATCGGCGTGACGAACCTCCGCTACCGTCTGAACGGCAACACGTTGTGGTTCACGCCCTCGCCGCAGACGGGGCAGACGATCCGCATCTGGTACGTTCCCCGTCTTCGCGAACTGACCGATCCCGTGACCGTGACGGTGGCCGGTGCGCTTGCGGGCGACTACCTCACGGTCGGCAACACCACGTTCACCGCGGTCGCGAGCAGTCCCACGGGCAACGAGTTCGTGATCGGGACGAACGATGTGCTGACGGCGGCCAATCTCGCCACGGCGATCGAGGCGGCGTTCACGAATGTGACTGCGGTCGCCAACGGCGGCGTGGTGACGCTGGACACGACGAGCGCCACGGGCCTCGCGCTGACGGTTGGCGGAACGACGGTCGGCGCTTCGACTCGGCTTCAGTTGTCGAGCGACATGGTGGTCGAGAGCAGCGTTGTTGCTGACGGCGTCTCCGGCTGGCTTGAGTACGTGGTCTGCGACGCGGCGATCAAGATGATGCAGAAGGAGGAAAGCGACACGTCGGTCCTCCAGTTGCAGAAGGCTGCTCTGATCAAGCGCATCGAGGCGGCGGCC